GTCTTGATCGGGAAAAATTTTCAAACAAAAATGGATACCCCCCTATAAGACGGGGGGTGTATGTGATTGATTTTCCTTATAGATAAAGGGATGTAGCGGTGCTAACGCTTTATAGTGGCTTATCTCCACGCCTTGAGTTGCACGACAGGTGGGCAGGTGCAAGGGGACTATTTATATCGCCTGCATTGATGTGATCTGCGGTGATTTCTTTACGATCAGTAAAAGCTTGTCCACATAGGTGGCAGTGTGTGGCGGTTGCCCGTATCTGCTCTCTAAGTTTCTTGTAGATGGGATCGTTGTATCTTCCCTTTTTTTCTCTTAGGTGTGTTGTGCAATAACTTCCACCTGATGTAAGCACACCGCATTTGATACAAGGTTTAGGAAATCTACTCAAGGTCATCCTTCAGCGGGTCATAGATTGCTTGAAAGCCTAAAGCAACTTGAGTATCTGTAAGTGTTGAACTATCTCTGCTATCAGTCTTTGATGTCTTATCAGAATGTTTGTGTGTTCTTCTCCAAGACTTGATTAGTTCAATTGCTTCACGATCATCGGTTTCAAACTCTGCACCACAACTGCATACTTCACGAATCATTTTTAGCCCAACCAGATCCTAAGAATCGTGTTGCACCCCAATCAAAATTTCTAACCATCAATTCCTTACATTGTTCACACTTAGGCGTTTCAATGTCTTCGTTGAGTGTTGCAACAACATCAGCTTTAGCGTTGCATCTAGGGCAATAGTAAGAATAGGTTGGCATTAGTTATATCTTCCAGACTGTTCCTGTAAAGTCTTTACCTTGTTCAAGTTCAAAACAAACTAATCCAGGTTGTGAGTCTTCACCTGCGGTTGTTCTCCACCAGTTAGATCCGTTGTCTAATGTTGAAGCCTGAACCCAAAACCTTGATGTCCCGCGTGGGGTTGAACCTAACTCAAGCACTCTTAGATGGTGAAAGTGTCCACTAACCCCGATTGTGGCAGCGTGAACAGGTTGCTTACCAAAGGCTTGTTGTCTCCACCAAGTAGGAACTTGATCAGGTCTAGGTGATTGGTGTCCGTGCCATAAACCTAGAATGTGAAAGCCATCGCCAAAGATGTCGTGAGCTAATGATTCATCGTGTTCAGCGGGTTCAAAGAACTTTATAGGCAATCCAACTTCGTGAGAAAGCCTTGCTAATGTGCGGGCGATATGTATCCCCCAGTCATCTGTTACTTTGCCTACGCGTTGCTTGTTCATTCTAAATTGGCAGTGATTGCTTCCTACGCTGAGATAAGTTACGGGCGCGTATTTGCTGATCTGCTTCAATGTTTCCCACGCCAAACTTGTTGCAAGATCCACTTGTTGCATAAGTGAGAGATCGTTCGAAAAAGTTTGATGCATATCAGCAGCATTACCAAAGTTTTCAATCGTATCGCCAACATCACAAAACACGATGCGTTCAGGTTTAGTTGCCTTGATTTTCTCTATAAGCTTCACTTGAGTTTGAGCTACCCGATGTATTAGGGCATCAACTCCGCCCCTATGATCTACTTTGCCAACCTGCAAATCAGACCATAAAACAACTAAAGCCTTACCGCTTGCAACAGGTTTAGGTTGAACAGGTTTAGTTTTCTTAGCCAAAGAATACAGCAAAGGTAAATCAATTGTGGCGTTGCGCTTCACCCAACGAATACGGACACTGGTCATCCACATAGGTTCAAGTGGGAAAGGTCTTGCAACCTGCCACCTGGAAATGCGTGGTTCACCTACAATCTCAATCTCTTTAGGATTTATTCCTGCTTCAACAAGAAACGCTTCAACATCAGTAGGGTTATCGCCTTCAACCGCAGGCAACACTGCTTCGCCCCCATTACCATCAAACTGAACTGATGGATTCCATCCTTCAGGGTAGGTGATCTTTGGTGCAGGTTGGCTTAGTCCTTCCAGCAACTGCAACGCCTTTCTCTATGATGTTTGATTGCAGCATCACTAACTTTAGTTCCACGCTTGTAAAGCTCATTAGATAAAGTTTTGTAAGGCCATTCAGGGTTTAGAACTGCCTGCTCAAAGATAACAGCATCCTTTTCCGATAACTCACTTTTGATTGTTCTTATTCGGCAGGATGTTTGTCTTTTAGGTAGTTCCAGATCTTCAAGCATCTCTCAACTCTATCTTGCCTGTATCCCGTTTATTAGTGGTGATGATTGATCTGGCAACAGTTTCGGCAACAGCCTGCATCACATCACCTTGGGCAGCACAAACTAAAAGTAGGTCTGCAAGTTTGCGGGTAAATTCTTCATCACTGCACAAACCCCAACAACTATCATTCCTGAGTATTGTGATGGCTTCGTCAAGTTCTCTACTTAGCATCAATGTTCTTCACTTTCCTGATAAGCGCTTGAATTTGTTTAGCCTTCAATCTGGCGTTCACCGATAGAACAGGAACATCAAGATCCTTGTGGACAAGTCTTAGTTCTTCGTGCAAAACCATTAGAGCAAGATTGACCCCATAGATTCTGCCTTTGCGATGTCCAACAAAATACTGTTCACGCATCGTGTTAGGGAATAGTTTTCTGAGTAGGCGGTTAGTCTTCGTCATCGTAAATCCCATCATTGTTTGCTACTTCTAGGAATACAGCCATCACAATACTTGCGACAACAGGTAAAACAATAGCCAACAAAACAACAGCCAGAATAGTCATCCACAGACTCATTAGGGAATGTCCATAACATCTGTGAGCTTCTCCAAGATCAGGTCAAGGATTGCTTGCATCTGATGATTTTCAATTACACCTGCGCGTTCAAGTTCAATCAACGCTTCAGCAGTTCTTATTGCTTCGGCACGCTGACCTTCACTTTTGCCAGCCTTGTAATCTTTACTGAAAACATTGATGGCGTTCACTCTGGTGCATTTACAGTCTTCTACACAGTTTTTACAAGTCATCGTGCTTCATCCTTATTTACTAAACCTGACTCAAATTTGCGCAGGTGAACAGTCAATTGTTCAATAGCATCACGCTTACCTGCATCATAAGCATCTTTAGCTTCAGGGTTCAACATCAAAGTTTTGTAACTTTCAATAATGCTGAAAACTGCGGTTAGTGTGTTTGCGGTGGTGTTGTCTATTGCTGATCTGATTGCTTGGTCAGCAGTTCTAATTGTTTGTTCGGTCATTCTTTGTGCTTTCTATTAGGTTGATTAGTTGATTGAAAATGTTGATTGCTAAACCCGAATGTCTATGATTTTCGCGTTCTTCAGATAGCAGGTCAATGATTCTTGTTTGCTCTTCAAGCGTGCCTTCATCTACACCTGCATTGAAGATTGCTGCCGAATGATTACGGACATACCTTGCCTGTTGCTGATTCATCTCTGCCCCTTACAAACCTGTTCCAGGTTCTCAAACTGATCCAAAGTGTGAGCTTCACAGTTTGTTGGCTGAAATCTGAGTGCAAGCAAACCAAGCATCACTAAGACGATTGCGATCAGTAACATAAACAATTGTTTAGGCACGATACTTCTCCCGCCAGTATTCGGCTTCTTCAGTCATCAGTTCACTCAAGCGTTTACGCCCGTGGCGTTCAACATAAGTTGCTGAATACTCTTTATCAACCTTCACTAAAGCACTCGCCAACCAATACGACAGTGAACCTAAGATTTGTAGTTTTAGGTTGAGCAGTAAGCTCTTTCTTCCTTTAGATCTACGCCCCATTTGTTAGCCGTTCAAAATTTCAGGAATACCTAGACTGTTAGTCCAGATAATGAACTGGGTGAAACCCCAGAGAGCAAAAAACAAAATGATTGAATTTGTTAGGTGTCTTCTCATTTGACGATCTCCAAACCTTGTAGAACCTGATGGACTGCACGATTGCGTTCAAGAAAAACTGCCTGACCATAAGCAGTAACAGCATCATCCCAAACATCAAACAGATCAGCGTGATTCACAAAATCTTTACCTGTTGCAACCCACGCTTTATAGGCGTTTACTGCATCTAAAAACAAATCTTCAGGATTACGCATTATGCACCAACCTTCAAACAGTTTTCTTCAATGAAATCGTGTAGTTGTTCAAACGCGTTGTTGTATTGTTCAAGTGTGTTAGCGATCTGCATCTCACGGTAGATCTCCATCAAATCCCAAATTTGTTGCTTAGTCATTACGCACCAACCTTTGCTTCTTCATACTCACCAACAGCCTGTTCCAGGTTATCAATCTGATCAATGTCTAGATTGTAGTAACCTGCGATTGCGTAAATGTTTTCTGAATTGATGTAAGTCAAACCATCAATAGCGTTACAGCAAACAAGCTTTATGGCAGCAGTTGAACAGTAGCAACAAAACGCTAAATCTGATTCAACTTCATTCATAATTTCAGTTAGGAAGAAACCTGCAACATCAAAGTTAGGGTTCTTTTCAACTGCCTTGTTTAGCCTGTCCCACAGACCTTGATTCTCAACTGTTGTAATAGTCATTACGCACCAACCTGAACTGCTGCAACTGAATCTTTTACATCTGCAAGGCTTGAGAAACGAATAAAGTTTGTTGCAAACTCAACTACATAATCGTTAGCACCCAACTTTGTGATTTCTACACCTTCACGAGTGATCCAACGCTTTTCAGTTAGCTTGGTGATTTTTGCACCTAGAAAAATCTCAATGCTTGTTGTTAGTGCAGTTTTGTTATAAGTTCTGGTTGCGATACCTTTTGCCATTTTGCTTTGTCCTTTGTTTGTCCTGTATCAACCTTTTGGCTGATAAGACAAATCTACCCGTTTTTGATGGTTTAGGGAAGCATTTACACGAAAGTTTTTGATAAATTTTTGGTAACGAAAAACAGCCTAAATTAGGGGTATTTTGTGATCGTTACAGCAACGCCAGCCTGTGCCGAAGCGTATTTCTTAGACACTTCAATACGGACAACCTGAGCATCATCCTTCCAAACACCATCACCCTTAGCAGTAATCCCATCCATAAGGCTTCTCAAGACCTTATCTAAATCGGGTGGGACTGTGGGCAGATCGCGTTTCACCGATGGTCTGCGCGTGAAATAAAACACTGCTTCAAGTTTTACAGCCCCATCAAACTTAGAATCATCGCCAGAGTCAATCATCGCCTGCTTCACCGCATCACTGACTGCTTTACGCCACGCAGGAAGCTTAGGTGAACTCTCAACAATCAACGGAATATTATTTCCTGCCGCAGTCCTTCTAGTGCCAACATACTTTTTAGATCCTTGTGGTGCAGGATCAGTTCCAAACACTGTGAAACTAAAACTATCTCTTGCCATACTCATTCACCAAAATAACAAGATACAGAAAAACCCCTACCAACACATTTACGGCTGATAAGGGCTGATCTGTGAACAAAGAATTAGTGAGCAGTAGGCTACCCAAAATAAAACCTACAACCCAAGTTTTCATTTAGAAAGGTGCAGACACTTCAGGTTGCTTAGGTGCATCCACCTGCGCATTATTGATGTCCAACTTAACCTTCCTACCAGGTTTGCCAGTCTTATCTTCAAAGTCTTCAATCTTTGCAGACAACTGACCAAACACAGTAACTTCACTATCAACAGTCAAGTTATGTGCAACAGCAAACCACACTGTCCAAGTGCGTGTGTAGTCTTCACCTGTCGCAGACTTGTAAGACTCAACCAAGCTCAAACCCTGATCGGATGCCCCGAAAACTTTTGAAACTTTACCTGAAACTTTTACAACAGCCATAATTTTTTTCCTTCACTAAATAAATGTTTTGTTTTTGTTTTGTTGCATTTGAAAGTATAAGACCAACCTACGACAAAATGTGCGTTTCATTCACACAATCTTTATGACCACAAACCCGTTCGCCAACCAACACAAAATTACCTTCATCATCAATCGGGTTTAGATCTGCATCTAGTTTGCCTTGATGTGGGGTGCATCTAAGTTTTCCGTATTGAATAGTTTTAGCAGGTTTCACACGACAAGAAATACAAAGCAAATCTTTTCTTCCCCGTTTTTCAGCGTTCACAGCCCACTTAAAACCACAACGCCTACACTCAACCTGATTATCTTGCAAAACCTGTTTCCCTAACCCTGCTGAACTCACCCAGAAAATCGGCTTCAAACCAACCCGTTGCCCCGTGCCTATTCTTCACAACATCAAGTGTAATCAAACTTTTCTGCCCAAAAGCAAGACGATCAGCATTATCACCCTTAATAATCGCAGTGTCCTTAGCAACATCGCGTTCACTCTGCTTACGCGACAACATAATAATCACATCAGCATCCTGCTCAATCTGACCAGAATCACGCAAATCCGATGCATTCGGTCTATCATCAGGCTTACCCTGATCAACTCTACGATTCAACTGAGCTAACGCAACAACAGGAATACCAAACTCTTTAGCAAGGTTCTTCAAATCCATACTGATCTGACTTATCTGCTCATACTTAGGGGCTTTCGGATTAGCAGCCTGAATCAACTGCAAATAATCAACAAACATCGCCTTCACAGGTTTACGCATCATCACCGCATTCAAATAAGCACGAATCTGCGAAATAGTTTGCCCACCCCTATCACTAATAATCAACCTATTCTCAACAGTAGAAATCAAATCACTAATCTTTGCTTTATGATCCTGCCGAAGATCACCACGCTCAATCGCAGACAACGGAATTTCAAGCTCACCAGCAACAACACGATTCAACAGGCTACTCTTATCCATCTCCAAACTAAAAAACAAGACATCTTCAGTGCGTGCAATCTCCCACGCCAACTGCAACCCAACAACAGTCTTACCAACACCAGGACGCGCACCAACAACATAAAGCCCGCTTTGTTTTAAACCAACAATCAAATTATTCAAACCACCAAAACAAGTCTGCAAAGTCCTTTTAGGATTCAAAATTTCACTCAACATCATCTGCAAATCCCAACGCAAATCAGGCAACTCTAACGCTTCAACAACCTTCAACTGATCCAACTTCAAACGAACAGCATCAATCTTCACCTGAACATCAACAACATCATCCCTTTGCAAATCAAAACTCAAAGACCGCAACTGCCGTTCAACACTCTGCTCTAAAACCCGTGAAGCATAATAATGAAGATTCTGCGGGTAAACACTCAAAATCACTGCATCACAAACACGCTGACGAACACTCTGATCCTTCAACTCAGCAACAACAGTAAACACATCAAAAAACTTATTCTTCTCAAACTGCAACAACATCACACCAAAAGCCTGACCAAACCAAGGCGCATCAAAATCATCACAAGTCAAAGACAACTCACCCAAACCCCTACCCTGCGAAACAAGCAAACTACCAATCACAAGCTCTTCAAAATCAGGTTTCATCTTTACTGCCCATTTTCTTTCAATTCAAGCCCAGAACTATAAGGCGGTTGCTGATCCTTAGTCCTATCAAATCTAGGTTTACCCCATCTCTCAAACCAAAAATCAATAACATCCTGCCTAGACTCAGGACTATTAGCAGGATGATAATAGATACCCCGCTTATTCCCGTGAACCAAAGAAAGGGACTTTTCACCAGATGCTTTCTTATACGCAATAATTCTTCGCATCCTAGGATTACTACCAGCCCCAAAACGGCTACTAGGAACTTCAATGTTGTTTGCACGCAACCAATCCATCATCTCCCCATACCTTTCATCCGAAATATGTTCGTGCCCAAAACCCTTCGTATAACCCAAAAACTTATAGACCCTGTTGTATTGCGATCCTTTACCCCACAACGATGTAGTAATAATTCCCTTCAATTCATCGCCATACCTTTCAAACCAAAAATCACCTAAAGTAGTAGCAATCAAAGCAATAAGTTTGCCACCATTCCAATGCCAACCAAAAGGTTGAGTAGCCACACAAACAGACAAATCAGCGTAATGCCTAAGTTCCTTACCCTTCTCAGACGAATCTTTAGGAAAATTCAACGCTTCATCACGCGCACCAAGATTGATAACAGGCGAAGCAAGAAACGCAACACCCAACAAATCCTGTCCGTGAAAAATACAAAAACCAAGTTTCCTACCTGGGGCAGGTCTCCAAACTGCTTTAGAAACTTTAGGTTGAATCTTTTGAATCTCACCACTTGTAAATTGCTCAACACGAATTTTCTTCGGATCAAGATCATAAATACTAATCCCAGATGTTTCCAACTCAAACAAATCATCCATCAGTATTCCCCTTCAGCCTGCGAAGCAGCCTTAGACAAATACGCCCACCAACGATCAAGCCTGACCCTATCGGTATAAGCAGACCTCGATTCAAACGAAGAATCAAACACCTGCATCAAACCCCAAACCTGCAACGGTGCTAACCCAGAAACATCACAAGAACGCAAATGCAAAACACCAAACTGCACACACTCAAAAACAAGTATTTCTTCCTTAACTTTTATTTCTGTTTCATTACTGTTTAGGGGGGTGAATTTGCGGGGGTATTCTTCTGCAGAATCAGGGGGTATTTCCTGTGAGTTTCGGGGTGAGATTAGGGGGGTATTATTCGGGTCAAAGTCCAAACCTGGAAGCAAAATTTGGTAGCGGTTAGCTCTCTTAGAATGACTAGAACCCTTATCCCAAGACAACTCACCACACTCACGCAAGCGCTTCAACGATCTATCAACAGTATCAACAGTGCAACGCATCAACAGTGCAAGGGTTTCTTTTGTCGCATACATTCCAGCAGGCTGACGAAACTTCACTAACGCTAGAAGCAACAACAAATCATTACCCTGTGATTGGCTATGCTTCCACACAGATTCATAATCTTCAAACTTAAATCTTTTACTCACTTTGTCCTAATCTTTCTTATTTAGTTATGGCAGTCAAAATCTCTAGACCTAAAGCATAAGGTATCATTGACCTAATTTTTGCGTTTTTCAAACCTTGTGTCCCTGTTGTTGATCCACGCGGGGCAGCAGTATGGCATCCATCACCATTCTTACAAGGATCTTTAGCAACCCAATTAGGGACATCACCCCACAAATCAGTTGGCTTCATACGATCATCACCATACTGGCAGTAAGTAACAGTTCTACGATTCAGATCAGCAACAACAGGTAATTTGCGTAACATCCCGCGTGGGTTCTCAATCAAAAATCCGTATTTAGGTTTCAGCCCTTCAGCAAGCTCAATGGCTTTAGCAACAAGTAACTGATTGTATTCAGCATCTTTAGTTTTAGGCACAGGATAATCCCCACCCTTTAACCAGTGATGACCGATAGAAGCAACACTAAAAGCAGTGCAAGGCGGTGAAGCCCAAACAAAATCAGGCTGCCCATACTTCTCTAAAAGGTATTCAACAGTTAGATCCATAATGTCCACAGTTTCAGTAACATCAAAAAATGGGTCTTTCTCAAAAGTAAAAACTGTATGACCAGCATCCTGGAACGCCCTTGTGCTTGAACCTGTGCCAGCAAAAAAATCAAAAACAATCATTGGGCATCATCTTCAGGATCGGCATTGATAACAACAGTCATCACTTCGCCCAAACCAACACATTCGCAGTCATCTTCCTTACAAGGGCAAGGTTCAGAATTCCAATCAGCCCAAAACTTTGCTAAAGCTTCCTTAGCAGAACTTGCTTCAACTTCATAGGTATCACCCGTAAGAATTGAATAACTTTTCTTTTCCATCATTTTCCTAACTGTTCCATAATCTGATCATCTATCAGAATTCTCAAAGCCATCTCAGCCTGTTGTGGCACAACACCATTACCACAAGCCTTTAACTGATCGTTACGCTTCAAACCAATCTGGGGGTTAGTAACCCAACCTTTAGGCAATCCCATCATCCACTCAGTGAACTCAGCAGAAAGTCTATGCGCCCCATCTCGCCCATCAGGTTTAGTAGGTGCAGGTGCAGGTCTTGTAATTGCTTCCCACCGCCTAATAGCAGATTCAAACTTCCCCCAACTAATCTCCATATCTTTAGCCTGATTGCTCAACCACACTTGACCATTCTTGCCCTTGACTTCACTTGTTTGTTGTGCAGGGGCTTTCAAGCCTTCAGTTGCAACAGGGGTCATCAACAAATTGTTTACTTGTCTAGATACTTTTAGCCCTTGAGCAGAAACCAAATCCATAATCTGATCACGAACGCCAACAGTATTGCCACGCTTCAATGCTTCAGCTTCACCTAAAGCACCACCAAAACCTTCAGTTGCTTTTGGGGAACGCAATAATGAAGATTCTAAGTCTGTTGTGGGGTGCGCCTGCATCGGCTGCGCGTATGCCACACCATTTTGCATCATACCCGAGATCGGCCAAGTCCCCGCAAACAATTCCCATAGCCCGAATAGGTTGCCTTCCTGCGATAACATCCAAATCTTCCTGTGCGTATTCCATTCCATTATCGGCTTTAGCATTTAGCAAACCCCTAACATTTTCTATAATCACTAATTTTGGTTGCAACTCTTGTATAGCTCTCGCAAAATGTATCCATAAACCTGAGCGTGTTCCATCTTGCAAACCTGCCATCTTGCCTGCTGAACTCAAATCTTGGCAAGGGAAACCACCCGTAAGAATATCTACCTTCTCAACCTGAGTGAAATCAATTTTAGAAACATCACCAAAATTTGGTGTAGCAGGATAATGATGTTCAAGAATTGCACTAGGCGCTTTATCAAATTCACAATGCCAAACAACTTCAGCATCAAGAAAATTCATCACTGCCAGATCTAAGCCGCCATAACCTGAAAACAGGCTACCAATCTTCAATTTTTTCATCTTCTATTTTTCTTGTTTACTGCTTGAGCTTCAACTAAACCCCAAAATAGATCATCATCAGAAACTGTTTTCGGTTGCGGTTCAATGATGTGTTTGGTGTTTACACAATCCTTATGCCCACAAATTCGTTCTCCAGGTCTATACAAATCACCAACAGCATTTATAGGATTCCAGTTATCATCAAGTTCACCCTTGTAAGGGAAACAAGTGATTTTTCCAAGTGCAGGGTGAGTCCACATAATTGCGCGTGAAGGAACTGCACGACAATCTGCACATTCTTGCCAATCAGATCTGCCCCGTGCTTTTCTTCTAGTCCAAGCTTCATAAGAAATAATCTGCCCGCACTGTAAACAAAAAATGTATCCTGTTTCAATAACAGGTGTTCTAGGTTCAGTCATTGATTTAGATTTGGTGAATACCAATTGAACCAGTCAAGCCAATTGCGCGATAAGCAGTTTTTGCCAATTCATAAATGTGATTGACTTCAAGTGCTTCTTCGTGCGCTCTATTTTTGGCTTGCAGAATACGATCGGCATCATCAGCAGTAATAGGAACACCAGTAAAAGATGTATCATATAGTCTGCGATAAGTGTTGGCGGCAATTTTGTAATCTTCCCAAAGATTATCTAAATGAGCTTGTGCCTTTGCTTTAATGTCGCGCTGAAATGTTGCTTGTTCTTGTGTAGGCAGGTTCATTATGCACCAACCTTGTTTTTGTATTCAGGGTTAGGAACTAAAACCATTCTGCCTAGTGATGTGAATTCAAGAATGAACTGCGGTGTTGGGTTACAGTATTCGCAGATAGAAAGTTTGCAAGCTTTAGTGTCTTTGATACAAGTGATCATTATGCACCAACCATTTCACAGGCAACTGCACCGTGCTGATAATCAAATTCTTCAGTCTGAGTGTTGCGGTTGAAATAGGTAATTGCGAATAGGCGGGTATCTTCCTTGATTGGGTGGATGTATAGGATCTCAACGATCGATCCATCAAGGTGCTTGATTACATCGCCTGCTTGTAGTTCTCTTGTGTATTTAGTCATTTTTTGTCCTTTGTCCGTATCGGGCGTTTTTGCCTGATAAGACAAAGATACAGGATTTTGGTTGGGCTGTGAAGCATTTACACGAAAAAACTTTATTAAGTTTAGGTAACGCTAAAACCCTTTATTTATCTAGGGAATTAGCCAGAAAATAGAGTTTATTGTTCTGTTCAATCAACCTGGAAATGGTTTTACCAC